CTTCCAGATCATGGCCGTAGATGTGTGCCCCATCTGGTCGGCAATCCAGTCCAGTGGTACCACGCCCGAGCTTAAAGTCTGGCTAGCGAAGGTGTGCCGACAGTTGTTCGGGCCGCGATATCGCACTCCAACTTTTTCCAAGTGGCCACGCCACCAGGTCTTTACTAGCACGTCCGAGCTGGTCCATGCGGCATCGGTGGTGGTCTTGTGAAAGACAAAGCGTAGGTTCTGCCGCTTGACTGTCCGGTTATCGCGATCGGTGACGTCGACCTCCACTGGTGGCCGACCTTTGGTGAAACGGACCTGAGCCCGCAACGCCTCCAGGGCTGGCCGCATCAAGCGTACTTCGCGCGTCGATCTACGGGTTTTGGTCACCCGGTAGTTACTACGCACCTGCGAACGACGAAATTTCACTGTTCCGGCGTCCAGGTCGACATCCTCCCAGGCCAGTGACATGGCCTCGGAAACACGCGGCCCGGTCCAGATCATGAAACGAATGAGGTTGATCTCCTGCTGGAACTCCAAGTCATCGCCAAGGATGAGATCAATCTCACTTCGCTCGAACGGGTCTGGGTCGTCGGCATCGGGGAGCCGGACGGTGATGCCTTCTGTCGGGTCGTGAGCCGACTTGTTGCGGGTGCGGTACAGCGTGAAGATCTGCCTCATGATGCTGAGGATCTCGCGTACCGTCTTGTTGTGCAGTTTGGGCATCAAGGTCTTCTGGACCCAAGTCTGCAGGTCGAGGTGGTCGATCAGATCGGCCTGCCGGTCGCCCCACATCGGTCGGATGTGGTTCTTTACCTTGCTCTGATACGCCAAGAATCCTGATGTGGCCATCTCGTTGCGCTTGATGTCGAGCCACAGGTCGATGAAATGCCCGAAGGTGTTGGTTTTCACCCTGGGTGAATCGGGAAAGTGCCGGGCATAGCTGAAAGTGCCGGCCTGGATTTCATAGTTAATGATGCCGACCAGGCGCTCGGCGTTGGCCACGCTTGCCGGCGACGCATCGCCAGGAATCGTCTCCCTGCATAGCTCGCCCTGGTAACGGAAATACACGCGGACATGCTTGCCGCGGACTTCAACTCCATCTGCCATTTTCTTTGTCACTCGAAACAGAAGAACGGCCCAGTGTATGGGCCGTTATAGGAGGATGGCCCATTACGAGGCCTAGAAGATGTGGGGCGAGATTCTTGCTATGTCTGCCCTTGGGGCGTGGTGTCGTTGCTCGAGCATCCTGGATGTTCGAAGCGCGAGCAGCCGTAACCCAGGTCCCGGCTCGGTGCCTCCTGAAGGAGACCAGGCGCAAGTCCGAGTTTGTGGGCCAAAGCCTCAGCCGCTTGGGCTGGGCCAGCGGTGCAGCTAGCACTCAGCTTGCAACGTTTGGCCTTGGCTATATAGGTGCCGGTGCTCTGCCGAACATTGATAGTGACGGGCTCAACGGGCATAACGCCGACCTCCGATCGCCTTTTTGGCGGCGATGTTTTCCATATAGGTCGCCCACTCAGCTGATTTGCGTTGTTGACGTATCCGACTGCAGGCAGCGTGTGTCCGTGTTGCGCGATACTTTCCGCAGATGTCGCACAGGTTTGGCAGGTCCAGTTGATTGGACGCCAGGCGAGGGCGGGTACTTGGGGATGTGATAGCCTGTGCCGCGCTGGCCTTGGGGGTTTGTACTTGCATGGTGCTTCTCCTTGGGGTTGGTCAGGCGCTGGGGAGTTGCCGCTCCCTGGCGCCTTCTTTCCGGCATTGGCCGGTGTCAACTGAGTCGGTACTGATTGCCGTCCTCGATCACGAACAAATCGACGTCGCGTTGGCGGTACAAGCCGCCGGGCCCTCCATGAATGACGTAGTCATCAAACGGCGCCTTCGCGACGCGAACTGAAAACACCTCGCCCGTCTGATGGGCGTACTCGCTGGTTTTCTTGAGTTGGGCGTAGAGCTGCTGACCGATGGGACGACAGCCAGCTGGACCGTGCGCCCCTTCGAAGCCCAGCCATGCATTGCGGGTTTCCAGATTTATGAAGCTGCCACCGTTGGGGTGGGTGGCCAGGTCATAGCCGCGGGGCTTTGCCCATTCCTCGAAGGCGAACATCAGCTCCAGGTTGGCCAATGATTGATTGCTCACGGCGCCGCTCCTTGAATGCCCAGGCGTTGCCGCGCCTGGGTGGGATGATTAATGAACCAGCGTCGTCAGCAGGTCAGGGACGGCGTAGCCGACCGCCACCAGCAGTGCCAGGGTCAAACCGCTGGCCACCAGCGTGGCTACCGCTTCGCGCCGGCTGGGGTGATAAAGCTCATCGTGGTCTTCGTTGCGCATGGTGCTTCTCCTTGGGGTCGATACCTGGGCGTTGCCGCGCCCTGGTGGGTTAGCTGGCCTTGAAGGTCCAGCACTTCACTGTGGTGCTGCGCTGATTCGCAGCGTTGTTACGGTTGTTAAAGGCCGCACGCACGGCACTGTCGACGGCGCGATTGGCGTCGATGAATGGCCGCGATCGGCTGTTGCGTAGCAGGGTGCGCAAGGTGGCGGCGTCGGCCAGCTTTTGCTTGTGCTCGGCGGCGCGCTCGCAGAAGTCGTTGAGGTTGATGGCTATCAGGTCGTCTTTCTTGCTGTGGTTGACCACGGCGTCATCACTGAGCGATTCCAGGTACTCGTACACCTCCCAGAACTCGGCCACTTCCTTCGGGTCAGCGTTCACATCGTGCTGTCGAGCGATGGCCATGCAGGTCAGCTCGCGCAGCACACCAGCGTGCTGGCGGTCGGACATCGGCACGACGACTCGCAGCGCGTCGACCAGGGCCATCAACTGGGCGTGGTTTTTGATGATCCGTTCGATGCGGATCTCGCGCATTTCGCGCAGGGCCTGCTCGTGCACCTTCACCTGAGTGCGGAACGTCTCCATAATTTTCTGCTCGGCTTTCGCCGCCATCAGCAGGAAGTGGCTGACTTCGCTGGCCTGCAGGTGGTTCAGGTTGTCGGCCGCGGCTCGGCTGTCGCTTGTGACGTCAGGTCGAACAAAGTGAAGTTTTACGATGCGAGTGAGGATTGCCTCGGATGCCGTGACCGTGGCGTTCTGGCTGAACACCAGGCTCGCCCGGAAGGGTGGGGCGTTGGTGTCGTTACCACCGTTCTTCACGCCGGTCAGGCCCAGACCGCGACCGTTGTACAGCGGCTTGAACTGGTCGAAGTCGAAGGACTTCGCTGCCCCTGTCTCGGTGTCGCTACGGTCAGCCTCAAGCATCACATTCGGCATGTTCGAGGTCTGGCTCAGCCAGCGGCGCAGGCCTGCCTTGGTCATCTTCACCGGGTCGTCACCTTCTTCGTCCGGACGACCCAGGAGCTTCCACAGGAACATCAGCAACGTGGACTTACCGGCGCCGGCCTCGCCGGTCACTTCCAGGAACGGGAATGACTGGAACTCGGCACGGATTTGCTCGGCGAACAGCGAGCCGAACCAGAAGGCGAGGGCGATCACGCCCTGGGTGTTGAAGCACGTCCACAGCCACTTGAACCATTCGTCTCGGTACCCCGAGGCATCTGGGTTGATCTCCATCTTGATGGACTTCTGGAGGGTCTTGAGGCGCAGGCCCTTGAACTCGAAGTAGTCCTCCGCGTTGGCCTTTTCCAGAATGCCGCCGCGCACGGCCAGGTCACCGAACACGTAGCAACCGTGCTCTTTGCTGTAGCCGACGTAATCGATGGTCTTCACGGTTTTCAGGCCGAACAGCTGGTTTTGCATGAGGCGATCGAGCTGGGAGCCGGTGCCGGTGAACACCGCACCCGCCGCCATGCCGAGCAGACGTTTCTTGAACTCGCTGGCCGCTGCTACCTGGCCACCGGTGAAGGTATTCAGGACACTGGGCTCGTCATGAGGGAAGTCGACGCGGAAGTAGTACCAGGACTCGTCCGTTACCTCGTTGCGTTGGAAGTACAGCGCCTGCGGGTTGCAGTTGGCGATTTCGATCACCATCCCGCTTTGGCGAAGTGCCTTGTCGCGCAATTGGCGCTCATTGAGCAACTGATTCTCATGGTCTGGCGAATCTTTCAGTTGCTGAATTGCCTTCGTCAGCTTCTCCAGATCCATCTTGAACCAGTACAGGCGGTTCTCGAACGAGAAGTGAAACTCGTAGCGCTCACGCCATTCGTACATCAACACACCTTTCTCCGCTGCAGACTCTGCCAGCAGCAGGCTGCCGTGGTAGCGCGCTTCGCGGATATCGCGCTCGACCTGGTCCAGTCGTTTAACGGAATCGTCGATGAACGCCCAGCGTTGATGCAGATCGTTCCAGTCGACCTTACGGCCACGCTGCGGAATCTGCGCAGCTTCGCAGCTGTAGCCGAGTTCGCGTGCCATGGCCGCATGCTTGCGGGTGAAACGATGGGCGCCGGGCTCGTTGTCCAGCCCCCACACTAGCGTGGGCAGCTTTTTCCCTGCATCGGTGCGTTGCTTGGCCAGTGCCTTGAGCGATTCAAAAGGGAATGCCCCGGAGCTCATCGCCGCAACCGCATCAAGGCCGTTGTGCAGCAAAGCAATGACATCAAAGATGCCCTCAACGATCCACAGCTCCTGGACTTCCTGGAGATCAATGGACGGCGGGCACCACCAGTAGCCTTTAGGGGATTGGCCCGGAGCGAATCGGGCTTTCTTCTTGCCGAACCGGTGCGGCTGGTCAATCAGTCGCTCCCAGAACCCGCCTTTCTCCAGGGCAAACCGCACTGTTGCGCTGCCGATGTTCAGCTCGCGGTCCCAGTAGTTCTCCTGGGTGTACCAGCCCTTGACCAACCCCAGGTCGAAGCCGCGGGCGAACTGCAGGTAGGCGTCAGCAGAGGCACGGGGGGCTTCCTGCGTGCTCGGGTAGCGCTTGCTGTAATCGTCGAACAAGTCGTCGAACAGCTCTTTGACATGCCACTGCTCGCCGCACTTGCTCTCGCGGCCGCACTTGATGAACCAGGGCTCGTCCTCCCGTGAGTACAGTTCCTTCTTGCCGCAGCTCGGGCAGGTACCTTTGCGCAGGTACTTCGTGCCTGCCATAGGTTTCAGCCCGTACTGCTCCTGCAGGCGTCGCAGAACTTCGCTGCGCACCTTCTGCTCCATTGGTTTCAAGCTCACTTGGCACGCTCCGTTGCACAGGCGTCGAGCTGTTTCTTCAGCTCGCTGCGAGTACGGCAGATGCCGGCAAGATGGGGCAGGTCCAGCATTACCTTGGGGGCGCGCTGGCCGCTGGGTACATACCGGTAGCGGTCGGAGTACCAGACCTCGGCCATGGTGGTGTCGTATTGGCTGTTGAGCCACTGCAGGTATTGCTTCGCCTGCTGCTCATCGAGCTTGAGTTGAATGGTGATATTGCTCATTTCGGCCACCAATGGAATGCAGTTTCCCCTTACCCACGCGGAACGGGGCATCGGGAAGGGGTTAGTTCGGAATTACTTCGAGGTGTTGCGGTGTTGCTGCAGGCGCCGAGGTAGGTAGCGCGCCGGCACCTGGTACCGTTCTTGGGTGGTGGTATCCAGCAGGATCAGTCGTGCCCGGAAGATCCCGCTGGTGGGGCACACACCCAGGAGCCGCAAGCGCCCAGTGGTTTTGCTTTCGAACTCGGCAACAGCCAGCTCTGCAATGCGCTGCACCAGGTGATCGGGAACCTCAAGCGACTGGCACAGGAACTGAGTGCAGTTCTCGAGAACCTGATGGTCGCCGGCGAGGTGTAGGCCCTCCCGGCGGAACAGGAAGGCCACGGCTGCCTGCTGCATCGCAGCGCGGTAGTCGGTTTCAGGATTCAAGGTCAGGGCTACGG